CAGATGCCTGCGCAGACAGTGCACCAGTTACATCAATCTGACGTTCTGATACACCTGCTAAGGTACTGTTTTGTGCTTGGAGAGATCCGGAACCAGTCGCCACAGATGGGTCCTACTTAGAGTTATTATTACTCTATTTATACACCCAAGATTCCGAGTCTTGTCTCAATACTGGTGATCTTTGCTTCAATAGTATTCAATCTATTAGCAATATTGAGTGCCTCGAGTGTACTCACACGAGTATTATGTGTACCCAGAGTAGCAGTGTGGTCATTAGTGGTGGTTTGGAGAGATAAAATATCAGTCTCATTAGCACCCACACGATCAGAAAGTGAATTGGCACCTGCACTCACTTGATTACGGATTTCGTTAACTGCTCCCTGAACAGTATTCGCAGTCGTTTCTAGACCAGTTACAGTAAGAGTTCCTGGGAAAGAAGCATCTTCCTCGGAAAAAGTCACCGCAGTGAATTGTGATACTCCCGTGGTGATCTCTAGGTTATCGTTATTTTTCCGTAGAGTACCAAAAGTAGAACCACCAGATCGAAGAAGAACATTACCATTATCCTGATCAGATGATAAAAGAATTGCTCCAGTACCACCGATTTCAGTGAGTCCAGTAGAAACTAACTGCACAATTCCTGCTTCTGCTCGGACCCTCCCTCCCTGAAGAGTTAGGTCGTTCCCAGAAGTAATAGTCAAATCAGAGTCTGCAACGTACTGTCCACTATCACGACTGACCATGAACAGAAGATCATTCACAGAAGAATCAAGCAAGGTGTTGTTTGAATTCAATACTGTAGTCAGATCATTCAGTCTATCAACCAACTGATGAAGTGTGTCGGTGACTGTGAATTCTGGTAAATCGTTTTGGATATCGATAGCCATATTATTTCTCTAATAATTGACGAAGGAGTGATTTTATTTCTGACATTTCACCCTTCATGGTTGTTACTTCTTGTTCTAGTCTTAATCTATCAGACTCTTTTTGTTTTCTTTTTGCCTTTCTAGCACGAGCACCTTGTATCTCTTTCACGTTCTGATTGAGGACAGTGCCACTAGCGGGGTTCTTAACATAACCAGGATGCCCCTCTACCTTAAAATATCTGTCCTCTTTCATTAGATCATCGCAATAGCACGGATAGCACTAATTACAGGTGCCTGACAAGTGTTCTTAGATCGCATAACAATCTTCAACTGGAACTTAACGAAGTCTGGCAATTCACCGTCTTCCCCACCGATCAGATAAGAATACTCAGGATATGTCAACTCAGTCTCGTTGTAAGTCTCGTTAGAGAAGTAAGACTTGACTGGGGCATATTCCGGAGTGACTCTCTGGAAGTCAATCTTGTACAAATCTTCATCTGCGTCAGCACCGACTCTGTAATAGAGGTCGATATCTGCTTCCGGAGGAACATATGCGTTCAAGAAAACTCGGATACCGTTTGCCGACTGAGACAGAATCACTGGTTTAGTGATGTGCTTAGAAGGACCGGAACCTTGAGTCGGGTCAGTTTCTGGTTCGTAATAATGCGGAGTGTTCGTCAGAGTAGAGTTATCACTCAGAGTGAACGGTTGATTATCAATCAGATAGTTCCTCATGACAAATGTGTTACGAGTCAAATCAATGATCGGAGACACATCAGCAACATAACCATCCGCAGAAACATTTGCTGCCTTCGGTCCACCAAATGTAGAACGGTTAGCAGCTTTCAGGGAAGCACCAATTACAATGGATGGTGCTGCCTGAGAAGAAGGACTGACTTCATCATACTCTTGCTGAGCATTTGCTACCATTCGAGGAGACTCGAAACGATAGGGGAGGTCAGGTCTCAGTTTAATGTTCCTTCTACTGAAGTCGAATCTTGGATCAGCAGTTGCTGTTTCATCGACCTTCGCATAACTGTATCCAGTAATGAAGTTACCAGTATAGTTGATAGAAGTTGTCGGGTATTCCTGAGTCATCAACGTCCACTTAAACTCGTCAAAGTTAAATGCTGCGTTTGTTGTGACTGAGTCAGTACCGAACCAACCGACGTCGGTGAATGTTCCACTGTCGAGTTGAACAAAGTATCCAGCAATATCTGCTGAGTCTACTTGTAGATTAGAATCCATGATCTCGTGACCATAGACTCCACCATATGTGGAACTAGAGTCTAGACCAGTTAGTTGTACTTTGTCTCCCACACCCAGACCATGTCCGACCTGATTGACTCGGAATCGAGTCGCATCGGAGTCGTCGACAGAAAGTCTGGTTGTGTTGTGTCGGAACCTCGGGAACTCTGCATTATAGAAATTCATCTCACCGGAAGACTTAAACTTAGCAGTGTGAATTCTGTATGCTAGGTTTTGATTCTGCTTAGGTGTCCAAGTAGAACCATTCTGCGACAGGAAGAGTGATCCAGCAGCAGGTTGCTCTGTGACACGTTCGTCTGTTCTTCCCAATACCAATCCGTATGTGGTAGAGATGAATGCTTCATAGTCATCACAGTCGGCAAACAATGCGATAGCATATTCCTCACCTGCCTGTAAGTAAACTGGTTCTTCAAACTCAAATGTTACTGGGTTGCTCAATACATCATCGATGTCTTCGAGATTATTGATATTGTTGACGATATCATAAACTTCGTCAGCATTCTTATAGACAATATACTGAGGACCTGCTGCCCAAGACTGTGGAACACCGTTTTCAACTTCACGGATTTCCATCTTAATCGGAATAGCAAGATCTTCTCCACCACGATTTGCTGTCTTAGGTGCTCTTCGCAAGAACACATCTACTTTGGTTACGAACACACCAGGAATACCTGATCGTGCGTCAACAAAGAAAGACTGAGCAAGTGGATCCACGGGCACTTTCACTAGTGTCGTAGTTGTTGTGGTAGTCTGAGTCATGTAGGTTGTCTTCTGTGACACATTCAATGTACCACTAGCAAAGTATTGACTCAATCCAAACGACAGTCCGTTTTCTACATCGGGAACAGAAACGTCATTCAGCAGCAGAGGCAGGGTTCCTGTGGGGAACTTCCAACCGATGTTGTCGTATACTGCAGGATCTGAAATGCCTCCAGTGTACAGTTCTGCTTCTTTTTCTTGCTCTTCGATCCATTTCTCCCACTCTTCAAACATTGTGAAAGAGTTACCGGAAGGTGAAGGAACAGGAGCATTGTTAGGCAACCAGAAAGAGAAGTACAATTCACCCTGATAATCTGAGATAAGGTATCGATCCTCATCGTCGATTCGACGGGGGTGTTTCTTAATCGTTACATCTACTTCCGGATATGCTCGGAGGTGATCATCATTCTGCAAATGAGTTCTGTACTCACCCTGAGTCTCACGCAATACCCACTGCTCGACATTTACACCATCAAAGAACGGCCAGTATCGAGTGTTGGGTCGTAGACCCTGACCACGGACAAAGACCTCTCTCTGTCGGCAGAAAGGAATGGTGTATGCCACAACCTCTGTTTCGACCTTATCGATTGTCGTAGTGACTGAGGTAGTCGTGACCGTCGTATACGTCCAGTCCTGCGGAGGAGCAGGGGGAGGAGGCGGAGGAGGCGGAGGGGGTGGTGGTTGCGCAGGAGGTTGGCAACTAGCAGGTGAAATACCACTGCGTCCCTGAGGAGAAGCATCGGGTGTTGGAGACACATCTTCCACAGGAATAGACCTGCCAGATTGACCACCTTGATTGCCTCCAGTCGGTGAAGGCTGATAGTTCATAACCGTTTGATCTGGGAGACGATACGTGTCGACCCAAACATCATTAGCAGGACTGAGTTTTAGTGTACCCTCACCACGGAATACATTGAATGGGTTGACATTATACCAACCTTCTTCTTCGTATGACCTTCCGTCTGAGTACCAAGAAATAACTTCATTTACGAAAGACGAGTCCAGAACATCTTCATAATCAAGATACAGCAGGTCTCCCTTGCGGACAACATCTGATTTGCTATGACCTGTTCTACTTGAGAAAAGGTTGTCAGAATCATACAGCATTTGAACTGCTGATTCTCTGTTCTTGGATGTCAAAGAACGACCAGTTTCTGTCACCTTAACCAGTCTCTCTGTAACAAGAGCATCATCTGGTTGGAATACAGGACCGACACTACTAGCAGTCAATGCGAATTCATCTTTGAAATCGTCGATGAAGAATCCAGTTTTAGATCTCACATTACCATCAGCATCCAGTTCAACCAAATTGATTGCCTGTTGCTCTAGGAAAGAAAGTGATACAGTTTCTTCAAGTCTTCCGACACGAGTATTGATACGATCAATGTCGGTCATCTTGTATCTCTTGTGTCGCATTTGTTCGACTTCGAGATCACGACTGTTCTTCGTATTACCACCATAAAGAACTTGATAGAGAATCATCTCATTGTTCTTGGGTTTAGGTGGTTCTGGGTTTACATCTTCAGCACCCTTGTTGATTCGAATCTCCGGACGGAAATCTGCTTGATTGTATCCGAGAGAAATGTTGTCGATACGGTGATTGTACCATTGTACATCGTAAGAAACAACGTCACCATCTCGAGGAATTTCAAATCGATCGGTGGATGCCATTGTATCTGCTTCCGGATCTAACTTTGATCGGAAGTCTAGGTGATTCCTGAGATCCATAGCATCACCAGTTCGAGGTGATACGAATGTCGGAATGTTTGCGTAACCGAATTCACTCGTGAAGACATAAGAGTTCACAGCAAAATAATCACCAGTAGAACCCCAATCAAAATAGGAGAACTTCGCATGAACTGTACTTACAGACTGCGGAAGACCCGATGATGACAGAGTGACAGGACCGTAATAGTTGTCACGTTGACCACCATCAAACACTAACTGGTCTGATATATCTTTACCGTTTGCACTATCAGCAGTAGCAGATAGCAATTCTATTCCGTCATAAAGATTAAAGGTGAACACACCAGCAGAATCTTTAGAGGCACTAATCGCAGTTCCATGCTTAGCATATGTCTTGAGTTTAGGTTGCGGTGAATTTTTCTGTACATATGCGAGAACAGTGTACTGATCAGAAGCAGCACCAACAGTAATTGTGGCAGTCTGTGGATCAGAACTATTAAGACTAATGCTCGTCGGAGCAATAATTTCTGCTTCTCCAGTGTTCTTGTTGACGACTACCCACTGTGCCAAGTTATCGAAACTCTCATTAGAGTTTGTGGTGATATTAACTTGACTACCTGCAGCAGTTGCCTGGAACTCTCGTTGTACACTATAACTCAGATTGCTGATACTCTTCACCCTGCCACCAGGAACAAAGAACAAATTAGTATTGATGACAGGTGACTCAGCATAGAGTTGTCCCGCATCAAGTGTCAGTGGGATACCATTATCTCCACTGTAGTTGTAAGGTCGGAGTGTCCTGACGTCACGGAAGTTTTGAAGATCTTCCATTGTCACGTCATAAAGGTGGAGTCGATATCCTTCACTATCGTCTAATGTATTGACGACAGACTTGATTCGACCAGTACCAATCTTAGTTTGAGTACCATCCAACAGATCCATATTAGTCTGATCTTGAAGGGTATAATCGTTGTTCCACAGACCAAGATAGTTATCACCAGCAGAGTCAAACTTCACGTTGACGTAGTTTTTATAATCTACTGAGAGAGCAGCTCCTGGTTCTTCTGTATAGGTCGTGGGTTTATTAACCTGAATCTTTTCGTCATTATAGAGACGAAGTCTGTACCCATCAACAAATGCAGTTGGGTTAAATCCTTTGACGTTACCAGAAACGATCAAACTCAGAGATCCAGCAGAATCTCCTGGTTTGTATCGGATGTCAAACGGGTTGGCAATAAAGTCACCATGAGTTTCTGAGTGACGAGTTGCCATTCTCTTTTCGATCTGATTGAATGAATCATCACCCTCTTTCTTATATGTGATGACACCATTGCGGACAGTAGCAAAAAGAACAAACTTATAGGGGTCGGCAGTTGAACCACGAGTCGTCAGGTTCAGTCGAATTCGGTATCGATCTGCACCAGGAGATGACAGGTTAGGGACAGCACCCTGATTGTCATACAATGCTTCTTCGTCGTCAACAGTTATGATATCCTGCAGAACATCAAAACCAACATCGACGTCAGCAGTATCACTATACTTTGAAATTGCAATCAGTTGCTTATGAGCATAAACAAAGAAACCCTGTGTCCAGAAATTACCAGACTGACAACCGAACAACAATCCTTTACCGACTGACTCATACGCATAAGCAGGAGGTTTGGTTCTGACTGTAACAGTTGCCATTCCCTCTAGACCAGAAATTACTTTAATGTCTTGAAGTTCATCTGCTTCTGCGAAAGTGGGAGGAGTATCCTGTACATCAGAGTTTACTGTGGTCTGATTGTATGAACGATATGATCCATAGAGAGTAGGATTGTCACCATCGTCTGTTGCTTCTTCAGCATGGGTTACAATAAACTGAAGTCCGGAAGTGTTAGAAGTCGCAGGACCCTGAAGAATAGTTCCGATATAATCTTTAGCATTAGTTCCTGAAGGCAAATTCTCGAGAATAACATAATCTGCTGCTTCAATACCAGCACCAGGAGAACCTACAGCAGCACCATCCAGAAAAATATTCTGTCCAAATCTTGTGATTTGATTTTGTAGGATAGTCTGAAGTTGAGTCAGTTCTCTTGCCTGCAGAGGACGACCACTGTTAAACAGAATACGGTGGTAACCCGCACTGTCCGAGTAATCGTCTCTGTAGATCTCAGAGAATGTCGTGGATGTAAAATCTTTTGGCATTATTCTATCCCTTAAAGGTCGATGACGATCTTGATATCTTCAGTCTGATCTTCATCTCGATCAATTTGTAATCTATTGTCGACGAACAGGACTTCACCAGACCTTCCATCGAAATCAGCATATCTCATTGCAGGAACATTTGAGTCAGTATGACCAATGATAGTTGCTGTACCACCACCATCACTCAATTGAACTGCTTCACCAACAACAAAGTCACCGAATCCAGTTTCAATGTTTTGGTGAACCATCAACACTCGATTGGTTACATCGTTAACAGGATCACAGCAATCACTATCTACATATATGTCGTAGTAATCTAGGATTGCCTTTGCCCCAGAAGTCAGTCCTGTCACAGTATTATCTAGATCAGTTTTATCGTCATAGATTCCTGTGTTGACATAGATCTTCTTCAGTGCTGTACCACGAACTCCTTTATAATCAGAGTCACCAGTAAAGGTGTCTGCGGTAGCAGAGTCTTTTAGAGGATTCTTGATAAGACCAACCTGACGGAAATCATTCTTAACATTAAAGACCTTGTATTCATCTCCAATGATTCTAACAGAATACATCAAGGCAGATGAATTGAGATCCTTACGGGGATCGTTACCGAATCCACCCTCGTCGCGGTGAATGATGGGTCGCAATTCTGCTCCACCAGCACCTGCTACAGTTACCCATGTCCTCTCACCATACCCCTCACCGAACTTCCAGTAAAGAGAATCAGCAGAGTCTTTCATGACTACTTCATAGAGACGACCGTTGTTGTCAATCTTAGCAAAGGCAAAGGCGGAGTCATCACACTCTCCGTGAACACTGATCACGGGAGGATTCAAACTATCGTAATCTGATCCTGAATTCAGAATCTCCATCCCCAAGATCTGTCCTGGCACTGCTGCCTGCTGGACAGCAAGTTGTGCTTGTCGTGATGCAGACAGTTCTTCGTATCCTTCTCCGCCCTCATTAGAGTCTAGGATCCTTTCAACTGGCATCCACTCACTGGTGAGGTATCGTCGACTATTATATGTTCCGACATTGTAAAGGAACTTCCAGACATATCCATCAGGACCTGCCTCAAAGGGATCGTATGCTACACTAGTTGGTTTGTAGATAGAGTTTCGAACAGAACCATCAGATGCTTTACCCTGTTGCAAGCACACATAAACATTGTGCTCATCTGTGATAACATAATAGGATCCAACAATATCTGCCAAAGTTCCTACAGAAGTATCGGAATGGTTTTTGTCGGTCCAAGCAGTGAAAACAGATCCTGGTGTCCAGTTATATCGAGGAACAACATAGGATAAATCTAAAACTCTCTTCGCTGCCTGGAGAGATCCTTGGAATTCAGCAACGGTGTTATGATCCGGAGTCGGAGTCGGGGGAGTATCAGTTTCATTCGGCCATTCTTCAGAACGACCAATTCCGATATAATAAAAATCGGAATCCTTAGTGCTGTCTAAATGATGAAACGAGGTCCAGAAGTCATTTAAGAGACCCTGCTTCCACTTGTCTGTAATTGTAGATGCCATTGTCTACTCCGTTGCTTACCAAACACCCTGAAGGGCGAGGTAGTATGTTCCGTCTGATTCTATTGTTCCGTCCGAAAAGAGAACAGATGTTTTCGTGAATGTCCAGTTGCTGTCCTGATACTTGACATTTCCTTCTAGGTATTCCATGAATGTCCAGTCATCAAGAGTGCCGGAATCGAGTTCCCAAACAGAAAGTTTCGTCGGGAATGTAGTATTGATTCCAGTTTTAAATTCTTTCTTATCCAGATCCTTTGCGTGTATTTTGAACGACTGATCTGAATCGGGATCAGTAATGTAGGCAGAAAGAGTAAATGATCCAGAATCTGCTGCATTGCTGTTTATGCCTTGACAAGCAAACTTGCGACCAGGAGCAACAACCTCATCGTTGTAAACATCTGTCCACAGTTGAGTGAAGTTATCGTTGATCTTGACTGCTGCGTCACGGAGGGTATCTCCTGTTCCGTCATTAGCAACAGTGCCAGTAAACAATTCTTTCTTTGGAGGGGTGATCATTACTTTTCTCTCAAATATTCTAGTTTCTATTTATACACTCACGGAGCAGAGTCTACATAAGCATCTATGCCTACATCCTTTCTGAAGTAATATCCGAGTGAATCCCAGTATCCCGAATCTTCAACGAATCTATTATACGATGACTGATAGTAACCTCTCATCACCCGAACATTCGCAGAGACTTCTGCGTAGTTGAATTCGTTGGCATATCCAAGGTCTCCGTTCCAAGTGCTGGAAGGACCGACTGAATCGACGTAGTTACCCAAACTGTTGGGTAAGTATGTGACTGAATCGCGAGAGACTTGCCAGTAACCGTAGACACGCATATCACGGAATGCTGTGATCTTAGCATCTGCGAGACCAGCAACTGGTCCGACGTCTGTGCGATACTGGATACCTTTGATCGTGTTGAGTCGGAAGTCACTATCTGCCATGAGGATCGGGTTACCCGCACCGTCTGAATCGATACCGTATGGGAACGGACCTCCACCGAATCCGTCGGAATCTCCTGGTCGGTAGGTTGGGTTTCGAGACATAAACTTCGGAGTGTCGTATCGAACTTGCAGGTGATTGAATCGGTTGATACCGAACACATACCCAGGACAACCAGCATAGTCTGGCGGGAAGTCCAACACACTCCCCAATACTGTTTGCACCTGACGATCCGAGTCCAGACAGAAAAGGTTTCCTCTCTTGCCGACCCACATATTCTCGTCGATGGTGTTGATTTGCTGAGACAGATCCACATCGTCTGCGTCGAATCTCTTCGGTTCGATGTTGTCGATCTCTTCCATTGTAACATACTGACGATCCCACTCTTCCAGAGTGAACACGTTGTTCTGGAGGTCGTTGATACGAGACCGAAGAACATAGTCCGGTTGATCCGAATCGTTCGCAGAATCTGCAACCCACTCGACGACAGAGAGTTCGGACATTTGATTGTACACGAATTCATGCAATGCGTCTTCAGAGTATACATCTTTGCGATACTGTTCTGTGATGACATCAGGCATCTTCTTCAGAACTTTAGCAGTAGGAACAATCTCTACCTGCCCTTCGAGATACATTCCCGCAGGGTGTACAAAATCTTTGTATGCCTCTTTCCACTTGACGACAGAGATAGGAGTTTTAATCATCAAAGCAAATAACTGGAAGAAACCATTATTGGTAATCATCTTCTCGGTAGTTTCTGTTCCGACAGCACTACCAGCAGGATTGTATCGCTTGGTCTCTAGTTTGACCTTTGCCCCTTCCTGCACAATACCAGTTTTTGCTAGAGCATTGATCCATGGGTCGTCGTAAACAGGTTCTTCATTGTGTGCCTTAAATACAATCGACTTATCATCATAGTCTATCTCGTAATCGATTTCCTGACGCAATTGATAATAAACATTATAGATGAGTCGGATCCAATACGGAAGAACATAGTCGTCGGGATCTTCGCAATACGGAATGTTCAATCCTGTGTCGGGATCTATATTATTTTGCATGTACAATTCGTCGACTTGCTCTTCACGAGGTCTCTGTGCTAGTGCCCAGACCTGCATATCACCGTCGTCGAAAGTGAATCTGATTCTATTGCCAGGATAGAGATATCCGTCGATATTCTTTCCTTCATACTCTAGAGTCTCTTTGAAGGGATCTCCTGAAAGGAAAATTTCGTCTCTTCCGTATCGAATGTCTACATCGAAACCAAAGAATACTCGGAAGAATTGTTGAATAGAATAGTGTGTTCCCTTAGACCTATAAAGCAAGTTAGAGGTCTGGATTGCCATCTGCTTGTCGATGAACTTGTCATAGTAATCTCGACCAAGAAGTAATTCTTTGGAGAATAATCTGAGAAGGTCATCTTGCGCAGCAACAAAATCTCTTTTATAGGGCAGGTCTAGAATGTTTGCGGAAATTGTAGTATCCTGCTCATAGTATGCCTTAAGAAAAGCAACTAGGCGAGGATACTCTTTCTCGAAATAAGCAGGGAGACTCTCAAAGACAGGGTATTTCTCGAGATAGGTATAATCTCGGAATCCTTCTAATGCTGTCTTTTCTAAACTCATACTCTAGACTTTACCGCAACTGCCTTGATGATAGATTCTGCATCATCGAATGCTAAGAGGTTATTGTACTCTGCTTCTACAGCAGACTGATTAGCAGGAGTTGCAAACACTTTGATATATCCTGCAGAACCAAGAATGGACTGTACAGTAAGACCTGCAATAGTGACCTTACCTGTAGATGGTTCGTATGATCCGACATTAGAAACAACGATATTACCGTCAAGATCGACCATCTCTAACTTCGTTGAGGGAAGTCGATCAAAAATCACAGGAACCTTTCCTTCAGGAGAAATCTTAACTCGATCATCCAGTTTGTTCCTAATGAAAACTGTCTTGTTGTCAACAGTGAAGTAAGTGGTGCTGATAACTGGTACGTTCACATCAGTCGGAGTTTCCAAAGCAACAGGGAACACCAACTCGTGATTCTCTTTCAGTGTCAGTATAGGAATAAATCTCTGTTGGAGTTTTATTTCTGCTCGTGAAGAAAGAATAGAAGGATCCGAAGCATCAACTTCTGTCAGCATATTAGACCTACGGAATACTTGCTGGAACTTTCCTACACTCTTATCAAAATAATTTTCAACGGTTGATCGAACACGTTTGTTCACAGAAGATTCACTCAATGAACTTAGGTTCGGATTGTACTGATAGTAGAGGTCAGTAGAAATGAATGTTTCAGTCGGTGCCACAAATTTGATGATGAAAGAAACAACAGAAAAGTTTCTTCCGAGTTCACGGATCTCTTCTCTGAGTTCACCGATTGCTGTACTGTTTAAGTCTGCGGACCACTTAATAGACATATAGACAGCACCGAAGTCTCTCTTGACATCATCCTCTCCACCCCAACAAACAATATCTTCGATGAAGTTAGCATACTTGCGAAGGATGAGTGCCTCATAATCCAGAGGAGTAATCATCCTGTTCTGTGCGGCATACTGGAAGGGAGCACGTTTACGGATAGACTCCACACTTTCTCTATCACCACCACCCGAAGACCTCGTCAGAGTAGTGATGTCAATATCGGTTGCTTCAATCTTATTATTGCCGAAGTAAAGATGAGAGTTTGCAATTAGTGTTGCTGCACCGTTAGCAGCATCCCCTTTAGTCTTAAGGTAATTCAATCGAATCACATTTCCAGCAACAGGGGTCTTTCCGAGAGAATTGTTGTCACCGAAAGTTAGTTCATAAAAACGGTTGGGTGACTCTCTCAAAACATAAAGTTGAGACAGTTCATTAATTGTAGATGCTTCGAAGACGTTGCTGTACACCTTATAAGATCCTTCACCAGATTCTTCAGCAACAGAAGCAACTCCCTGATTATCGTACACCTTAACAATGACAGTTGAAGTGTCGATATCCTCATCAGGAATAACATAAACTGCGTCACTACTATTGTCCACCAAGAAGTCGAGTGTTCTTTCCTCACCCTCAAAAACTCTTATGGGAGCATTTGCATCGTCGAAAAGAGTAACCTCAAATAATCCAGAACCATTATTTTCTGCGACAAGTGTTTGTCGATTGCTATAGAAGTAAGGGATATCATCGACTGTTCCCCGCAACTTCAATTCTCCAGGAAGAATATTGTATCTTGGTTCTAAGGTCATAGAAGCAGCTTGATCAGGATCAATCGTAATGTTGACAGAAACAGTTGCCTGAGATGAAGACTTAGAAGTAGGAAGATAACCTAAAGATTCTGCAAGACCAACAACAGAGTTACGCAACTGAGCAGTCGTCAGATACGACTCGTTGAGAGCAAAGTTAGCAATCAGTCCATTGAAGTGAGTGTTGTGAGCAAGGACATCTAGCAGGTTAGATAAAGCAGAACCTTCGAAATCGTAGTCTTCAAACTCTTCTCTTTGTCTGAGATATGATTTGAGATTTTCTTTGATCTCAAAGAAATCTAATTCTGTAGATTGAATCGTGGTTGCCATTTTATCGTAACCTATTCATATTGACTTTTGTGGTGATTTCCTGACCGATGTTCTTTATTCGACAAGTCACATAAAGCAGGAAAGTGTGTTCTGCCTCAGAAGCATTAACTGAGTAGAAAAATATGTTTTCGATGCCACGAGGAACTTCTCTGTCTGCTCCAGCATCATAGAATTTTACATCTAAGACTTCAACTCTTGGTTCCCACCTTTCGATAGCAGATCTGACTACGTCCCTTGCATATGGTTCTGATATTGTGGTGTTCAGTTCAAACAACAACCGACGAAGGTTAGAACCAAATGTGGGTTGAAAGGGTTTTTCGTAAAAGTTTGTCAGAAGGATAGTCTGAATACTCTGATCAATTGCCTTGAGATCAGTTTTCTTAAACACATCGCCTCTGCGAATACCATCAGCGAATACAGTACCCGACTTTCGTTGGAAGACCAGATCCAAGTCACGATAGTTCTTAGAGACTGTCGTCGTGATTGAAGTGTCATCTATTCCTGGTTGTATTCTTCGTAGAGTCATATTTTGTTCTTTTTTAGATCTATTTATAGTGTTAGATGTCAGTTATCTCTAATAGATCACCTTCTTTAAGTCTTGCTCTGTTGAAATATGTACATAATTTCTGCTCGAAAGTGCCCTGATACTCCTCATAAAGAACTGGCATATAGACACCAATCTGGACTGTCATCACATCATCGGGTCGAGTAATGTCGTAATCGAGATACAATTCACGGAAGTAGAAGTTATCACGAATATAGAGAGCACATTCCCAAGTCTTACTATAGTCGATCTTACCCCTAGAATCAAACAGAGTATAATAAACCAGCATACCCTCGTGCTTACGTTGGTTAGTTGGGTGACCAGACAGAGTCCTGTTCTTGATACCACCATCTTCATTACGATAGGGTTCTCTCCAGAACTTCAGTTCTACATCCTCTCCTGGTTTATAGTGTTCACGAATACCTGAGTTTGGATTATAGTAACCCTCTGTGACTGCTAAACGATATCCCTGGAACAGAGGAGAATTGTTCACACCCTCAAGAATCTGTGCTTGACACACCCAGTATCTTGCCAGATTCATACGATCTTCATCAATCGGGACTGCTTCCAGTGATGCCTTGGAACCTTGAGCACCAAGGAAAGTTGCCATCGAACAAGTCTTCGACAATTTTGTAGAAGCAGAAATAGGTGACTCTTGTCGTTGGGGATTGTATTTCGGATCAACGAGAATCTTTCTAGTTTGAGGTTTGTTCTTAGGAGTGAACGTCTTGGACGCACGTTCCGTAGGATTACCCATGAGGGTGTATCCGTAACGAGAAGTGAAGTCACTACCCTTCCTCTTGATCTTATATGGATCGGGAGGAGTTGATGCCAGATACTTACTGGACAATCTATTCTCAAACTGAAGTGCTGCTTCTGCCTTATCGTGGTCACACTGCATCTCAGGACAGGTCTTAGGATCG